CTTTGATCACTATGGAAAAATTCTTCAGTGGACTACTTATGTTCGTTGCGATCGTTGCGGCCGTAGGCTTGCTCGCGCGAGCATACCCGCATGTCTTTCGCGTCGAACCGGTGGTTACTGAGGTTTCCTACCTTAGTGATCTCGGTAAAGGACGAAGTTATCTACGGTTTCACAACCGTTTGGGACTCAGCCATGCTTGACATCGTTGATAAGATTACAGATGGTACTAAGTCGTGGACGTTTACGGGGCCTTCCGGTCCTGTAGTTGCGTCTGCGACCGCACCATCTTTTCCTTCGAGCGTTAATTTTGAATTAGAGCCTGACTCGTCGACATTCTTTCGAATGCCTGTCGTTAAGCGCTCTTTTTCTACGATTAAAGCCGAGGGTATCATATCGATGACCCCTCACTTGGTTATTTCCGAAGAAGTTAAAAACTTCATCGGTAAGATACCGTGTAAGGATGTCTTGATAGTGGCTCCTCGATTGGCTGTTGGTTCGATTTGTTACGGTTATGTGGGACAAGTGAATATGGTTACAAGCTGGTCACAACAGGGCGATTTCCGCTACTGGGCCAGCCGTACGAATATTCCTCGTGTCACACTTAATCCTCTTCCAGATCTTACCTCCGCAATCAGGTCCACTCAGTCGGCTGCCGTCGCCGCTTTTAAAAGCGGCTACGATTTGTTGACGGAGTTAGCTGAAGGTCGTGAGACCCTAGCTTTCTTTGCCTCAACAAGTAAGTCGGCTTCCGATCTTCTTAGTCGCTTCTTTTCAGAAGTAGACGAGAAGGCTCTCGGACGAGCTATCAAGGGAGGTTATACTCCTAAGAAATTGTTGCGTCATGCTGATAAAGCTATGCGCAACCTTGGTTCGAAGTGGATGGCTTACCGCTACGCGATCATGCCTCTTTTTTATTCCTTTCAGGATATAAAGAAACTGATCGAGGAGCGTGGGCTTCTTTTTAAGACTTACCGACAACGTGAAAAATTGGATCTCAGTCATCCGGGGTTCCCTTCTGGGAACATCGAACCGACTTTGTTTACAATTAATCTCGGGGGGATCGAAGTTCGATCCACCGTAAAGGCCGGTTACTCTAAAGAAGGTCTCAGTAGTTACTTCGCTAATCAAGTTGCTATTAACCCGTTGGCAACAGCCTACGAGTTAGTTCCATTGAGCTTCGTTTTCGATTGGATTGTGAACATGGGTGACTTTATCGTCTCCCATACCTCACTTGACTTCTCGGAACAGAGCGCGATGTGCACTTCGATTAGAGAGAACTACACTCAGGAAACTGTGATTTTAGTTGATAAGTATGAGGTAACGTCTCGCGACGTCGGGGTGCAGGCGAACCTTGCATCCCGTCTCCTACTCATTTGCATTACGATTTCGATCGTTTCGCAAACAGCATTGTCCGTCAGGTCAATGTGAACAACTATCAGCGCTTCCTGTTCTCTTCAGCTGACGTCCGCCTAACGCTCAATTCTTCTATGTTGAATTGGAAACGTTGGGTAGACGCTGCTGTTCTATCTCACCAAGGTCTCAAAACCATTATCAAAAAGGTCCTAAAATAACCATGGCAGCTTTGAAGCTCCTGCGTCAAGACGCAACTGGCGTATCTTACGCCGATCTCGCAGATCCGAACATGACTGTTCGTTTCCGCAACGCAGCCGCTACGAAATCGCTGAATGGCGTTCCTGTCCAGAACTTCACGACCGAAGTCATCTATAACGATGACAACGCTGTGGTAGTTGCTGGTGTGAACGCTCAAGATGCGGTTTCTGTGCGTCTCCGCGTGTCCGCCACCAAAGAAAGCGCAGTTCGAGTGAAGAATATTCTTCTCTCCATGGCCGCGCAGGTCGATGATTGGGCTGACGAGGGTGTGTTTGTCGGTTTTCAGCCGACCAGCGTCCCCGTCATCTTGTAAGTAGTCTTTAACTACTAGTTAATAGATTATGATACAAGAACAAAGCACCATAAGTGCCTTTCAGAGTATCCTTACAAGTTTCAAGTTCGAAAGAACCATGAGCTTGTCTGAAGAATTCGCCCAAAAGCGTTTTCACAAGAAAATGGAAACTCCTAACCCGAGTAGACAGCAAGAAAGGAAAGATCTTTGTTGGTCTTCCTGGAAAGCTTTCGACGAGGGTTTGCCCTCTCAATTCGGTATTCTACCAGGCAACTGGTACAGAGCGCGTTTAAAAGCTCACGAAGCTTTGCGACGATTCCGAATCGGAGACGTTTCGATCACCGATGGTTCCGAGTTTACGTCAACCAGGGGATTGAACAGCTTAGAGTCTAAGCTTGCTCGTTCCTCTCTTGATATTACTCGAGGGGCAGTGGATCTTTTTACGGATCTTACCTGCTCTCATCGTGGTCTTAAAGTCATGATTCGGAAGCGTTATTTGAGGCGTGTTATCAAGTTGGGCCTTTGCGCCAAATCTATCGATCGATTCCTCTGGAAAGAAATTAAGGCTAAAAACCCTGGTTTCAGTCCTCAGGAAGTTGTTCGGGAGGTTTGGAGAGCGAAGGTCGTCTTTACGACGAAATTTGTCGAAGGGTCAAGATTTTCCACTGTTCCTAAGAACAATGAAAAAGACCGACCTATAAACATCGAACCGCTTGGTAACATACTCGTGCAGCGTGCGATAGGTAACGGCATCCGATCACTTCTTTCAGAAGAATTCGGGATTGATCTAGATAATGATGCTTTAAAACATCGTTATCTGGTCGCAACAAAAATTGCGACTTTAGATCTCAAGGACGCTAGCGATAGCGTTACCTTGGCTCTCTGTAAATTTCTTTTCCCTCGTTGGTTCTTCGACCTCTTGATGCAGGCTAGGTCCCCATTGATTTTGGGGCCTGACCATATGTATCATGATGTTAAAAAGATCTCTTCGATGGGTAATGGTTTTACTTTTGAGCTTATGACGTTGATTATCGCGTGCCTTGGAAGAGTTCACGATCCGTCTTTTTCTGTATTTGGGGACGATATCATTGTCTCCAACGATAGGGCCGCTGGGGTCATTTCTGACCTCGAAGCCGTTGGTTTCGTTATTAATAAAGAGAAATCTTTTGTTAATAGCGAATTCAGAGAAAGTTGCGGTGCTAATTTCTTGGACGGTTACGGTTATATAGAATCTTTCGATTTTAAATTTCCGAAAACTATCCATGATTGTGTTACGATTTTTAATAAGTCGCAACGTTTAGCCATCGTGTATCCCTCTTTCGTAAGATTGAGAGATAATCTTCTTCGAGCCATTCCGCTTGCCTTGCGTGGAGCTCGGGATTTCTTTTTAGAAACCGAGGTGGCGCGCGGTCCACTAGACGACGAACTATTGTCTGGCTGGTTTAAAACAGGTTTTCCCTCAAAGGGGGTTTCACCTGAGATAAGCTACCCGGTCAATTTTGATCACTATTTGACCCAATTCAAAGTTGATTCTCATATTGACTTAGACGAAACCGCGAGGTTTTTCTATGCTTATGAGTTTAAATCCGATTTGGCTTCAGATACGATCTCTCATCTTCGACCTAAGATTCACTGGGCTAAGTACTTAATGTACCTGCATGGTGGTCGTAAAGTTAAAGATGTTATTCGCGATAGTGGTGCCTGGGTAAAGGTCCTTTCTATAGAACTTGGTCAATCCGTTTACCGATGGAAAGATCTTGTTCAAGCTATTCATAGCTCGAATAGACCCTCTGAGCATTTCTGCTTGGGCGACTAATCATCGCGCCCTTCTGGGGGCCCACGAAAGTGGACCTCCTTCTCTAATCTTAACAAATTAGAGTAAAC